AATCTCCTTCTTTACACCAAGGTCCAGTAGGAAATTTAGATTCATCTCCGTAAGATAAGTCACCTGTTTTTAAAACTCTACCTACAGTTGTAAGATAAGAAAGGTCATCCTGTAATTTACTAGGAATAATAATACCACCCTTAGTCTTTTTCTTTGCAGTAACAGGTCTTATTAAGATATGAAAACCGGGAATGCTTGGAAGTTCTTTTGGGTCAGCTACTTCTTCTTCACTTATCCAATCATCATTAGTTATAGAACCACCTAGATTAGGATTCATCATTAAATTTCTTCTCCTTCTTCAGTCTGCCATTTAATACCATTTTGTTTTTCTTTGTGCTGTTCAGGATCTACATCTGGTATTATCTTCCACTCAGTATCTTGACGAGTTGTCGGATCACAGCTTCCATAAACAATTTTTATATCTTCAGGCTTATCTACATTAAAATCTATAAGGTCATCATAGTAAGGACCTACTTTAGTTTTGAATGTAAGAGATAACATTCTCTCACAATTCTCTGAACTTAAATCTTTAGAGTAAGGTGCACTTTCAAATCGAGTACACTCCCCATTAAAACAGATGAGGAGTATAGCTACATGAAATAATTCAAGCATTAAAATTTAAACTCTTGTTCAAAAAATATAATACCATCATCATCTATGTTAGTATTAAACTGATTCATATCTTTACCAGTTTCTCTATCCCAACCAAATTTAAAAGTATTACCACTTACTTGTTTATATTTTCCAAACAATCTCATTTTACTTTTTTCATCTTCGTCCATGTCAAAATAATATCTGTAACCTGCTGACCAACCCGGAAGTGTACTGTATCCATTATTTACTTCTTGTGCTTCTGCTTCAACAGAAGGCTTCATAAATACAACACCACCAATTATTATTCCAGCAATTATTACAATCGCTATCCAAAAAATTTTAGTCATCTTCTATCCTTTTTTTTATTATTGTTATAAGCTTGTCCTTCGATAGTTCAATACCACTTATAGTACCAACAATCTGCTTATAATGGTTATAGTCTTCTATTGCTCCTGATGCAAGCATATCTTTTAAGTATTCTTTTTCTTTATCAAAAGCATCTTTAATCTCGTCAAACATATCCATTAAGTTTTAGCTTTTTTCTTAGCCGTTGCACTTAACTCTTTTAAATGAAACAACTTTACAGAAGTCGGTGTATGGGTCTTTCCTGTATGAAGAGAACCATCTGCCATCTTATGAGTCTTGCCTTTAAATAAAGTTCCATTTTTTTTATAATGATTAACACCTTTCATGTTTTTTTCCTTTTCTTTTTATTTTTCTTTTTATCCATGGCTATAGCTACAGCTTGCCTTTGTGGATAACCTGCATCAATAAGTTCTTTAATATTATAGTTAACAGCTTCTTTACTTTTACCTGTCTTTAAGGGCATCAGAATTTTCCACTTCACTAATTTTAATTAAGTTATCAATAGCTCTTTCAGCTTGCTTCTCATCTTTTTCATCTCCTTGCTTCTCAGCATCAAGAGCAAGACGAGCAGCTAACTCAGCATACTTAGTACTTATTTCAGTATTCTTTACTTCAAGTTTACCAGCTGCATCCAAAGCTTTAATAGCTACTTCATCTTCTTTAAGATTAACTTCACGATCTTTAATAGCTAAAGTTGCTGCATCTTTCGCTGCATCTATCTCTACTCTTTGTTCATCCAGTTCAATACGTGCTTTCTCATTCAGTAACATTTGTTGTTCAGGAGATACAGCAGCTTGCATATTCATATTAGCTTGAGCAATTTCTTGTGCAGCTTGAGCCATAACCATTTCCATAGTTTGTGGATCATTAGCAACACCACTTGCTTGTACCATACCACCAAGTTGTTCTTGGTACTGTAGTAGTATATGTTCACGTATGTTAGCTTCAAGAAGAGGTTTACCCTGAGCCATTAAAGGATTACCACCTATTGCAGGGTCTTCCATGAATGCAGTCTTAAAGATAATATGTGCTTTATGATTCTGTCCCGGATAAGCTTTAATAGGTTGTCCTTGACTTAGTGCCATGATATCACCCATTGGATCTCTTGGTTCTGCTTTAGGTTCCGGTGGCATAACTTGTTCTAGATTAGGAAAGTTTAATGCTAGTAATACTTCACGATACAAAGCTCTTGTATCAAAAGTACCCGGAGGTGTTTGTTGTGCCAGAGATAAAGCCATTTGACTTAAGGCTGCTCTATGTGCACTACTTGGTATGTTAGGATCAGATACCGGTGATACATCTATTCTACCATCAAAGTCTTGTTTAAATATAGACATGTCTCCACCTATAACTTCGTAAGGATAGTTAGGTGGTAAGAAGTCATAATTAATTTGTGCCAGTAACTGGAACTCATCTTTCTGAGACTTGTGTAATCTTTTATGAATAGCTGTAAAGAACTTACTACTTGCCTCTATCAGAGCCATGGTAGTACCTACTGGTCCTGCATTTGTTGAATCTGCTATAACTTGTTCTGTAGAATCAGCAAACTTACCACCAGTCTTTACAACAAAGTCCATCATAGCCATAAGAGTTTGTGATGGTTCTTTGTAGGGTAAAGGTATGATAGCTTTACTTAGGTCAATGCCGGTAGCTTCTACCTCCTTGAACTCACCCGGAGCTATAGGAGCATTGTCTCCAACCATTCTAACACCTCTTGCCTTGAAGCCACCCGGTAGATTAGCAAACTGACCAGCATCTACTAGTGATCGCATGGCAGTTGTTGCTGTCATAGTTAAGTTACCAAGGAAATGTATAAGGCCTAGACCATAGAAACCAAAGCCCGGTACATACTTATAGTGTGTAAAGTGTAGTTTCTTCTGGAACTTAGGATCATTCTCATCATAGTTTCTACGTATACATAGTATCTTTCTAGATTCAAGGTCTGCTGTTACAACATATGGTATAGCTACACCTTCATCATCATCATCTAGATTTAAATAACAATGTTGTTCTAGTAAAGTATATTGAGGATCATTAGCTTCTCCTTGAGCTAGTCCCATAATCTCATCCATCTTGGAACCAATAGGAGTCTGTTCTGGTACACCAGCTTTAGGTAAGTCTACATCAGCATACATGCCACTTGCTATATCTCTTTTAATATCGTTTGGAGATTTGTAAATGACATGAGTATACCTATCTGCTCTACGTAAATCTGTTGCATAGTATGACACATAGAATTGGTCTATAGGTATGTACTCAGATACCGGACGTTCTAATGTCATATCATAATAAATTTTCTTGAAAGAGGAACCGACTAATGGTAAGTTAAAAAGCATTCTTTCAAACTCATCAAAGTATTCTGGCATCTGATCAGTCAACTGGTAGTTCATGAACTGTTTAACACGTTGTGCTTGCATCTCACGTTCCGGTGTTACCTTACCTAGTATTGCTGATTTAACTGGTCCTCCTGAAGGAAAGAGTTCTTGGCTGGCTTTGGATTGAAACTTTACAGCTGATTCAATCAAGAGTGGGTGAACTGCAGTACATGCTCCTTCAAAAGGATCGCTTGTTTCTTGGAGTTTTAAACCAAGAAGATCGAATCCTCTTTCAAATGTTTCTTCCCATTCTGCTCGGGAATCTTTATCCGCTTCATATCCATCTATAACTTGCATACCTATCTCTTGTAATTTATCTTCATCAAGAGTATCTACTAAGTTATCAAAGTGTTCTCCTATCATAGGCTCCACTTCAAACTCTTCTTCACCTTCTATTTCAAACTCAACCTCACCATCAGGTTCTAAGCCTAATTCTTCTGAAATCTTATCCAATGCTACAGCTTCTGGCATACCTTGAAATGGGTTACGTTCTACAGCCATTATATTATCCTTTGTTTATTATAATTATTATAGGGATCTCTTTCAATACGACCACCTTTATTACTTACCATTACTTCATCTTCTACTTCAAGAGAAGCCATACCCATTGGTTCTTCCATTGTAGATTCAGGGCCTAATATTTTTTCAAGATACCCAACAGTCTCACTCGGTATTTTGTCTGGATCTGATCCACCAGCTATCCACTTCCTTACGTTACCATAACCCCAGTTATAAGCCATCAAAGCAAGTTTGTTATCTCCTCCAAATTTATTTCTTAGTGCATTAAAGTATTCACTACCAAACCTTACATTCTTTACAGGATCTAAACGATCTTTTTCTGATATAGGACTCACACCAAAACCCGGATCTTTTGCTGTGTTTTTCATTATCTGCATCAAACCTTGAGCACCTACTCTACTTTCAGCATTGGGATCATTACTTGATTCTGTTTGTATTATTCTTTCTATAATAGGATCATTATCTATGATAGCATTAATTTCTGGATTATTTTCCCACGACTTTTTATATTGTTCTCGAAATAAACTTTTAGGTAAATATTTATTACCTATAGAAATAGTTTCTTCTTCTATACTATTAGGAGTTACTTGTACTTCTTTTTGTACTTTTGTTGTTTGATTATCATTTCTAAAATAACCATCACTTGGTAATGCATTTAATAATTCTGATAGTCCATCCATTAAAAATTCCAATACGTTTTGTTTTTACTTGGCTTACTTTCATACTCAGGGTCATCTGGATGTGTCAGATGCCACGAATCTTTTAAGTAATGTATAGCCATGGTCATTGCATCCACTTGGTCATCATGTTTACCATAGGGAAACTGTATTGCTTCAGCAAATAAATCTTCTGCCCAGTCTTTGTGCCTAGGTAAAAATAATCTTCCTGCTTCCATGATAGGGGTAGCAGCATGTACTCTAGCAATTTTATCACGATCTGGCAAGTAATCCAACACCGGTAGTCCAGCTCTACGTAAATCTTGTAACAGGGACTGTCCTGATGCTTTCTTTTCTATTATGCATATGTCTGGTCTGAACTCATCATAGAGTTCTTGTGCCACTCT